GAAACTAAAGAGTTTTGGGAGCTATGGGAAGACTCACAAAAAACTGGGGCAACTGATGTAACAAAAGATGCCCTAGAAAAATTGCGTCTGAAATTGTTAGAAAAATCTAAGGCAGCTAGAATAGATAAAAAACTTCAAGCTTCACAAAGAGTCTCTAAAGCAGTAGCATCAGCAAGGTCGGTAGAAGAAATTAAAAATCCCGGTGCTAAAGAATTAGCTAGACGCCAACAACAGATGGACGATTCAAACGATGATCGCTTTGATAGTGGGGGGAGTTATAAAGGAGAAACAACTGTCTCAGGTGCCATAGAAAAAATGAAAGAAGAGGGAAATTTTAATGTGGGTGGAAGAGCTACAGGAGGCTTAATACAAAGACGAAAGAAGAAGAAGAAGTAACAATAAGGCTACCCAGCTACGGCTGGCCCCAACATAAGGAAACAATATGCCTGAACTACAAACTATGGAAACACCAAAGACTGCAGGGTTCGTAAACCCTAATCACAATAACCGTAACCGTAGGCGGATTGAAGAAGACGAAAAGGAAATCCAAGAACTTGAGGGTAAACCCCAAGAGGAAGAAGAGGTAGCAGTAGAGGCTGCTGAAGAAGATACTGAGGATAAAAATCTTAGCCGTGAAGAAAAATCTTTTAAAAAACGTTACGGTGATGTACGGCGTCACATGCAACAGAAAGAAAAAGAGTGGGAGGAAAAGTTTACTGCACTAGAAGCTCGTCTAGGTCAGGAAAACATTCGACCCCCTAAATCAGATGAAGACATTGAAACATGGGCTGCAGAATATCCTGACGTAGCTAGCATTGTAGAAACTATTGCTGCTAAAAAAGCTCAAGAAATGTTTAACAAAGCAGAAGATCGTCTAAAAAAACTTGATGCTAAAGAAGCTGAAATGTCACGATCAACTGCAGAGCAAGATATACGTTCTGCTCACCCTGACTTTGATAAGTTGCGTGAAGCTGATAAATTTCATGATTGGGTTGATGAACAACCTAAGTGGGTACAAGATGCACTTTATGAAAACTCAGATGATGCAGCTTCAGTAATTCGTGTTATTGATCTATATAAAGTAGACAATGGTATGACTAAAAGTGACTATGCAGCAAAACGTAAAGCTGCTGCTGGTACTGTTAAGAAAGCTTCTAAAGCATCTGTTGATGCAGAAGATACATCTGGCTCATTTAAAGAGTCTGATATTGCTCGTATGTCTGCACAAGAATATGAGAAACAAGAAGAAGCAATAACTAAAGCAATACAAACAGGTAAATTTATTTATGATTTATCTGGTAATGCACGATAATATATACTTGACAAATAAAATTTTGTTAGTATAACTAGGGATTAGTATTCAGAAGCCACCATTAGGTCTACCTTCTGTACTAATCCCCTCATTAAAGCTCAAACAAAATAACTAAGACTACCTGTATTAAGTATAGGCCCGTACTTAGGTTGACCGGCCAGTTGATCATAGTATGCACCCTAGAAAACAATCAGCCTCTTCAGATAATGTTTAGCTCAACAAAGCCTAAACTTTATAGGAGGACTTATTATGGCTTTTACAACCGCAACAGGTTATGGGAATCTACCTAATGGTAATTTTAGCCCCGTAATCTATTCGAAAAAAGTACAACTTGCTTTCCGCAAGAGTACTGTTTGTGGTGATATCACAAACTCTGACTACATGGGTGAAATTTCAGCCCAAGGTGATACTGTTAAAATTATCAAAGAACCAGAAATTTCTGTTTCGCAGTATGCACGTGGTACAAGTGTTACAGCACAAGACCTTGAAGACGAAGACTTCTCTCTCACCATTGATAAAGCTAATTACTTTGCTTTTAAAATGGACGATATTGAAGAGGCCCACAGCCACGTAAACTTTATGGACCTTGCTACTAACCGTGCTGCATATCGTCTTGCTGACAACCATGACCAAGAGGTTCTTGGTTACATGGCAGGTTACGCACAGTCTGCTAATCATAGTGCCGCTGGTGCTTTGAATACAACTGTTAATGGCACCAAAGCAGTATCAACTGCAGGTTCTAACGAACTGCTTTCCTCTATGCAACTGCATAAGGATGACTTTGGCAACATTACTACAAGCTCTGCAGGAACACACTCTATTCCTCTGGCTGCACGTTTGCCCGGTGCTACTGCACTTCCAACTGCTACGGCTTCACCAGCAATGGTTGTTGCTCGTATGGCTCGTTTGCTTGATCAACAGCAAGTTGACAAACAAGGCCGTTGGATTGTAGTTGATCCAGTATTCATGGAAATTCTTGCTGATGAAGATTCACGCTTCATGAATGCAGATTTTGGTGAATCAGGTGGACTGCGTAATGGTTTGACCATTAGCAACTTCCACGGCTTCCGTGTATATTCCTCGTCTAACCTGCCATCTGTAGGTACTGGACCGGGTACTTCAGGTACTGCCAACCAACTGACTAACTTCGGTGTTATCGTAGCTGGTCATGATTCTGCTGTAGCAACTGCCGAGCAGATCAATAAAACAGAATCATATCGTGACCCTGACAGCTTTGCTGACATTGTTCGTGGTATGCATCTATACGGTCGTAAGATTCTTCGTCCTGAAGCAATCGTTACTGCCCGTTATAACGCAGCTTAAGGGAGTAATATAATATGGCTACTTATGACATGACTTCCAGTGATACCGCTGGTGTTGGGGCAAACGTTCTTGCTGTTCCAACCAATGTTGGTAACACTGTACGAACCATTGAAGCAATCTTAGACATTGACGCAATGGTTGCTGCTGGATACTCTGGCGCAAACGGGGATATCTTTCAACTGTTAGAAATCCCTGCTGAATCAGTTATCGTTGCTGCTGGTGCAGAAATCATGAAGCCCTTTACAGCTTCTTGTACTGCAGATATTGATTTCGCTGGTGGCGATGACATTATTGACGGTGCTGATTTGACTGCGGCTGCTGGTACATATCTTGCAAAAGGTACTAACGGTGAAGCTAACGTTGTTAATACAGGCGCAGCTTCTACGTTTGCTGCTGCTGCTTTGGCATGTGTTGGTGCTGCTGATACTATTGACGTTGTTGTTGCTGGTGCTGCACCTGCTACTGGACGCCTTCGGGTATACGCAGTAGTTGCTGATGTATCGGCTGCAAAAACTGAGGCCGCTGTTGCACAACGTGACCTTATTTAATAAAACTATATACTTTGGGGCTGGCTATGTGCTGGCCCCATTGGTGTATCAAATTTACACCTCAAGGAAACAAAATGAAAAAACGTAAGTATGCATTAGGCGGTAATGTGACACCTATGGAAGATAACGATAAGTATGGAAACTCTTCCTTTAATAAGTTTAGCCAAGGCATGATGAGTCCAAAAGGTACAAGCGCAGTTATGGGCATGAATAAAGGTGGCTATGTAAATTGTGGTGCATCTATGCAGCCTACGCAAAAAACTACCCCTAAGAGTAGTTAAATATGGCAAGCACTCAGTTTAGAACAGAAAGTAAATTTGCTGCAGTAACAGGTAACTCAGCTAGTACTACCTCTAATCCTGACAATGCTACTTTACTTTTTACTTGCCCTAATAATTATGAAGCAGAGGTAGTTTATCTTTTAGTTTCTAATGATCAAACTTCTAACTCTAATATTGGAATACAGGTGTATCACGCAGATGATACCGAATACCATACATTAGTTTTAGAAGAACAGATAATAGGTAGGGCCAGCACACAATTTATTAGTTCTGGCCCATTATATTTACATGCAGGTGACAAAGTTTTAATTCATAGAATTACAAGTAGTCATAACTTTAGTGCTACTCTTTCTTGTAGGTTATACTTCTCACCAGCTAATCGCACATAATAGAGAGTAATATGTCAACATTTTTGAATTTAACAAATGAGTTACTGAGGCGTTTGAATGAAGTTCAAATTGAAGCAGAAAGCTTTAGTGCTGTAAAAAATGTACAGGCATTAGCTAAAGATGCAATTAACTCTTCTATACGTGAAATATTACAGGACGCTCAAGAGTGGCCTTTTGCTCTTATAACTTATGAACAAACTTTAACTGCAGGTACTGGACAGTATGCTTTTCCTGCTGACTACTCTAAAGCCGATTGGGATACCTTCTATGTTAATCGTCTTACAAGTGAGGGCAACCTCCCTAGAAAATTAACGCTTTTAACATACGATCAATATTTATCAAGTTATAGGTCTGTAGAAGATGTAAACGGAGAAGGGGGTAGAAATGATCCTTTATTTGTTTATCTAACTCAAGAAAGTAAGTTTGGCGTTCATCCTGTACCTGATGCTGCATATGTGGTTGAGTATAAATACTATAAATTTCCTGCGGATTTAACAACACATAGTGACACAGCTTTAATACCTGATAGGTTTAAACACGTAGTCATTGATGGTGCTATGATGTACATGATGTTGTTTAGGTCAAATGAACAATCAGCTCAGTTACACAGTCAAAAATTTAAAGAAGGTATTGACATGATGAGAAGGTTACTGTTAGATCAACCTGTTAATGTAATCTCTTCCGTAATAAACCGTGCATCTCCCTCTGGTAATTTTAAATCTAATGTGTTTTAAATATGGCTGATAACCTACAAACATTTGCTGCTATTTGTGCAGGGGGTCTAGTAACTAACGTAGACCCTATTACACAGTCTTCTCAAATGCCGGGAAGTGCTATTAGCTTAATTAACATGGAACCTTCTTTAGAAGGTGGGTATAGACGAATAAGTGGTTTTTCTAATAGTTATGGTACTATGCCGGGAGAAGGCAAAGTTTTAGGTCTGACTGTTAATGGAGAAATTAATCAAGGTATTTTTGCTGCAAGAAAACCTGAAACGGGTAGCAACTATTTTCATTTTTATAATAACCATTACACAGTAGTAGTAACAGATAATCAAGCAGCCAGTTTTACTATAGGTGAAACTATTACTTCTGTAACAAGTTCTTCTGATGCTACTAATACAGGTGTTAC